ACTTAAAATGCTATCACAAGTATGGATTGAACATAAAGGTCATAGAGTAAAAGTTGGTAGTGGTTGGACTCAAGAACAACGATTACAATATATGGATGGTTCAATTGTAGGTAAGATAATTACGGTACAATATTTTGAGGAAACTCACAATGATAAAGGTGGTATATCATTAAGATTTCCAACAGTTAAAATAGTACATGGAAATAAAAGAGAAATTTAAATATAAATAAAAAATGAGTAAAGAAAAGAAAAAAATAGAGAAATTAGTTAAAAAAATGGATAACACAGATACTCTAATTACCTTTGGAGAAGAAGCTCTAACTTTTCGTAAAGATGATAAAAGAAGTGTTGAAACATTAGCTAAAATAAAAGAAGATCAAAAGAATCAAAGAATTAAAGATATTAAAGAAGGAGAAGTATCTTTATTCTATGGGCTTAATATGAGTAATGAAAGAGCAGAGGATGAAACCTACCAACAATATAAAGATAGATTAAAAACTAATAAGGGTCTCCAAAAGATTTATAATACTTTAGGTAGAGAAGAAACAATCAAAAGATACCCAGAAGGGTTTGCACAAGCTCTTTTACAAGCAATGGAAGAATTAGATAATAAATAGTAATAATATGGAAAATAATTTTAAAAAAAGTAGTGAACCTGTTACAATGGAAGAATTAAATAAATTACATGATGAATGGTGGGAAAGTTTATCAAATGAAGATAAAGAAAAACTATATAATGAAATGGTTGAGTCTGAAATTCAATATTATAGTAATAAAGCAGATAAATAATAAAATGGGGGATTAGCTCAGCTGGCTAGAGCGCCTGCCTTGCACGCAGGAGGTCATCGGTTCGACTCCGATATTCTCCACAACCTATACCTAAATATATAAAAAATGAATATTAAGAATATGTATAATAAGATGATTGATATGACTAATATATTTGGGTTATTTGTACCAGGCGAAGAACTTGATGGTACTAAAACTGCTACTAATCTAGATGAATTAAAAACAAAACCTATATTTCATGTAGGCATGTATAAAAAACTAATTATTAATCATTTAAATTTTAATACAAAAGTCCTTAATTTTTTTAAACAATCAAATCAAGAATTTGATGTAAATGATATAAAAGAAGCTGGTGAGTACGTTGTATTTAATAGAGCTTGGTCTTACATTACCAACGTAAATTTAAAAGATAAAGGTTATATTGACGCACTTAAACATTATTCTGACGAGCAATTCCATGCGACTCTTGACATGGGGATTGAGTTTTTTCAAAAAGATGAATTATATGAAAGGTGTGCATTTTTACTCAAAATAAAGAAAAAATCAATAAAATTATTAAAATAACTTGGATATTAAAAGATTCTTTATTAAATTCGATATACAGGGATTTAAAGAAATGAGAGAATAAGGGATATAGAGATAAAGGGGTACAAGAGGTACTAAACATTAATTAAATAAATATAATATGGCATTACGCAACCCAGAGACAATTGTTCGTCTTACAAACAGAATACAGGGTAACCTAACTAATCTAAAACTAATTGTAAAATCACAACAACCAGTTGAAGATTTTATAAAAAAAGTAGAGGAAACAGAAAATATTCTTAGAGATTTAGAATCTACATTAGAAAGAGAACACGCAGAATTAAGAAACGGATAATATAAAAATAAAAGTTATGAGCATACCAGCAGAACAAATAGCATCGAATTGGGAAATATTTCATTCTAACATAGTAAAATATATAAAAGGTGATAGGCAAACACAATTATTATCATTTTATACCCAACACCAAGAAGAGTTAGTACTTATGCCTGCTTCACATAAGAAAGCGTATCATAACGCATTCCCAGGTGGATACATTGATCATGTTAATCGTGTTGTAGAATGCGCTTTACAACTACACAATGTGTGGGGTAAGATGGGAGCAGATACTACTACATATACTGTAGAAGAATTAGTGTTTGCTGCTATTAATCATGATTTAGGTAAAATGGGTGATGGTGTTGAATATGCTCATATACCTTCTAAAGATGAATGGAGAAAGAAAAACATGGGTGAGATGTATCAATTTAATAAAAAGATTGCATATATGTCAGTCCCAGATAGATCAATTTTCTTATTAACTCAAGCAGGTGTTAAATTATCTTATAATGAACATTTAGCAATTAAATTACATGATGGGTTATACGACCCAGCTAATGAATCATATTTTAAAAGTTTTATGGTTGAAACAAAACCAAGAACTTCATTAATTTATATTATACATCATGCTGATATGATGGCTGCAAGGATTGAGTTTGAAAAAGAATGGTTACACACATTTGAAAATGGTGTGGATGAACCAAAAAAGAATTATACATTGAATTCAAATAAAAAATCCAGTACTAAGTCTAAAGCCTTAAATACTATAAAAAGCGAAGGACTTAAAAACTTATTTGATAAATTATGATAACAACAATAGTAATACTATCATTAATAGTCGTAGTCCTAGGATTTACGACTATCAATCTATTACGTAAGAATGAAAAACAAGAAGATATTCTTTTAGGGTATCTAAAATATTTAGATAATATATCTAGAGTAATCGAGGTTTCAGATGAAAAAATTAAAAAAATAGACATTAAGGGCTCATTTGAAGGAGATGATGAAATAGGGTATTTCTTTAAAACAATAAAACAAATCCAAGAAATTCTTAATGATTTTAATATTAAAAAAATCTAAGAATAAATGGATCATATAATTGAAAAGAATAAAAGAGAGAGAAAGGGACGAGTATACTTTTCAAAAGAAACAGAGGCAGCAATAGTAAAATATAATAGTTTAGATCCTACTAAAGATTCAGAAGAAAGAAGTAATATATATCAAGATTACATTCACTATCCATTTTATAAATTAACTCAAAATATAATTCATACTTTTAAATTTTATTATACAGAAGTAGAAAATTTAGAACATTTACAACATGAATTGATGGTATTTTTATTATCAAAGATACATTTGTTTAATCCTGAAAATGGAGCTAAGGCATATTCTTATTTTGGTACTATAGTTAAAAGATGGTTAATAGTATATAATACTAAAAATTATGGTAAAAAGATAAAAAACATACAAATAACAGATCTAGCTAATTATTCTAATTTAGATTCTACAGAACCTGGATTTATTTCATCCCAAAAAATGGAAGATAATCTTGATAAAGTAACTCAAGGTGAGTTTGAAGGAGATGAAATGTCTAATAAAGGATATAAATATGAAGATAAATTATCTATTTTTATAGATCAATATGTTAATGAATGTACTGAAAATATATTTAAAATTTTTCCTAAGGGTAATGATGCTAAAATAGCAGATGCTATATTAGAATTATTTAGAAAAAGAGATGCAATTGATGTATTCAATAAAAAAGCACTTTACATCTACATTAGAGAAATGATTGATGTAAAAACTCCTAAAATTACAAAAATTGCTAATGTTTTATATGGTATTTTTAAGAAAAAATATTTATTTTATCTAGACCAAGGATATTATCCTTCCTCAAAGATTTAGTTTTTTTATATTTATAACCAAAAATTATGAGCCAACTAGATTCAATTGTATTTGGGGATAAAAAATTTTCGGACATATTAGAAGAAATTTATCTAAACCAAAAGAAAAAATCAGAACAAGTAACAGCTTTAATTTCTGAGTTAAAACCTTTAGTCCAAGAAATAGGAGATGCTACTCTTATAGTACCTTTAATTAAAGAGTATATGGAAATAGGAGTAAAAAATGATGATGCCTTAATTAAAATGGCTACTATTATACAAAGAGTAGTTAATAATAACATAGGTGAAGATGCATTAGGTATTACTGAAGCAGAAAAAGAAGAATTACTAGCCGAAATGGAAAAAATACAATATAAAAAAGAAGATTAATGCCTAAATTGCCTCTTTTTAATAATTTAAAAAATAAATCTAATTCCCAATCTAATATTGATGGGGAAACCATTCGTGCTGTTAGGGTTGTAAAATCTATGCTTGAAGGAGAAACAAATCCTGAGGTATTTAAATTAAAAGGAGAATATCAATCTATAGGAGGTATATTTTATAATGATATAAATGATCCAAACCCCAATCCGCAATTTAATTCAAATGCTTTTGCTCTTCCTTTATTTCCTAATTTAACACAAGTTCCTGTTGAAAAAGAAATAGTATATATAATATCATTACCTAATAGTAATATACAAGATAATGTAAATAGTAAACAAGCTTATTATTTTCAAGCTGTTAATATATGGAATAGTGTCCACCATAATGCAATCCCAGATCCAATTGAATCATCTCTTAGAGGTGATACTGCAGCTCAAACTAGAGATTATGAAGAAATAGCAGGTGGAACAGTAAGAAGGGTTACAGATGGGGGAACAGAAATAGATTTAGGAAGTACTTTTAATGAAAGAATAGATGTAAGAAACTTACAACCTTATGAAGGAGATATTATACATGAAGGTAGGTGGGGTCAATCTATTAGGTTTGGATCTACAGTATCAGGTAGTATAATACCTAACCCTTGGTCTAATACTGGAATAAATGGTGACCCTATAACATTGATAAGAAATGGGCAGCATGATGAAGAAGATAAAGAAGCATGGATCCCACAAGTAGAAGATATTAATAAGGATGCTTCAAGTATTTACCTAACATCTACACAATTAATCCCTCTATCAGGTTCATCAACAGTCTACGACTCTTATTTTTTTCCACCTACAAAATTAAATGAATATTCAGGTGAACAAATAATTTTAAACTCAGGAAGATTAGTACTAAATTCTAAGTCAGATTCAATAATGCTAAGTTCATTTCAGACAATAGGTTTAAATTCACTTAATAGTGTAAATATAGATTCCCCTTCAACTGTAATTAAATCAAGAAGTGTAGCTTTAGGAGATAAAAATGCTTCTGAACCTATGATATTAGGTAATAAATTCTTATCAGATTTTGAAGATCTATGTAGGGCCCTAAGTACAATGGCAGATGTATTAGCAACAAACCCAGTAGGAGGACCTGGAGATATATCAGTACCAATAGTACCTTTAACACCTGCAGCAACTAAATTATCAACTTTAGCTGCTAATATGTTAAGTAAAGTAACACAATATAAATCAACAGTAACAACTAGTAAATAATGGGTTTAGATGCCGTAGCTCTTGCACAAGTATATAATATTGTTAAGAATTCAGATAGAATGTCTAAAGGTTTAGATTCTGCTGAAAAAGCAATTATAAATAAAGGTTTAGAATTAATTGAAGAAGCTGGAGTAGATCCTAATACTTTACCATTTGATATTCGTGCTGTCTTAAGAGGTGAAGCTCCAACAGTTGATCCTAATCAGTTACTTACCCCAGAAATAATATGTGCTCAACCTATTATGTCGGTTCAACAAAAAGAAAAAGTAACAAGATTAATAACTAATGGGCAAGAAAAAGTACAAGAACTTATTCAATTAACAGAAGCTGTGTCAAACACAATAACCAAATTACAAACACCAGTAAATAAACTTGTTCCAAAAATATCTCAACTAGAAGACCAAGTAACTTTTACATCTGATGTAGTTGAAATACTAAAAATATTAGCTTTACCTACAGCTATAGCTGGAGTAGGTCAGCCAAACTCTGTAAATAATACTTTTGCTTCTATATTAATGACACTTTCTGATTACCTAAAATCAGGATCAGCAAATATAAAAACGGTTGAAGCAGCTTTACAAACAATGACTTCAACTATCAATGAGGTTTCATCACAAGTAAATGCTGTAAGTGTAGTAGTTAATCCATTTACTACGTTATTAACTATGGTCCAATCTATAGCAAATTTACAAGACCAATGTCCTATAGTAAGTCAAGGAGAAATAGATGCTATTGGAAGTAATTTAGCTAATAATATTACAGGTAATTTAGTAATAGCTGATTTTATTAGTAATCCCTTTGCAGATTCTTTAGTAGCATTAGAGGAGAGTTTGGCACCAAATTCTCCAAATCCTGTAATTTACAAAAATTTTAAATTTATATTAGAATATGACCCAGACCAATATGAAGAACGTATTGATGAAAACCCAGATTCACCTACCTTTGGGGAAACATATATAGTACAAAGATTTTCATTTCCCTTAAGAAGAATAAAAGCTGTAAGGGAGAATAGTGTTGGAATAAATGATGGTATACCTGGGTATGGTAGTGAAATAGTTGTTTATAATAGTAACCCCCAAGTTAATCCTAGTTTCCCTAATGGAGCATATTCATATGCTAAAAATGTTAGAGTATTAATTGATGAAGCAAAATTTGCTGTTGATGTTTATACTGCAAATGTAACATTATGGGTAGCACCACCAATAAGAGATAGAATACAAGTAACATCATCCCTTTCGATATCATATAATACATTAACACCAGAACAACAAGAACAATACCGTTCATTATATGGTGAAGTACCTCCTAGTCAAGGAAATACATCACTCCCACAATATATATTATATGGTGGTAAAAATGTTAATTTAAATAGTTCACCAACAGATATAGAATTTGGATCAAATGCCTTAGTACAAGGATCATCAGCTTATAATACTCAAGGTCTTACAATTACATCTTATATTACATCAGGAACTATACAAGTAAATTCCCCTATAAGTATAGAAATGACTACTTTTGGGGGAACTGGTAACTCAAATCAAACAGGTGATGATGGTGGTGGAAGTTTAGGATTTACAGAAGCTTTATTTACTTTAAAAAGATCTACTGCTATACAAGATAATATTAACCCTTTTACAGGAAGAAGAAAAGATGTTAACCAAACTGATATAACACTACTTACAGAGAAGTCTGGATCAGATGCTTTACCTTTTCTAGAAACTTTTTACCAAACAGCAATGGAGGATACTTTAACTGAAAGTGGTTTAGCCCAATCACCTTTTAACAATACACTAGCAGGGTTTGACCTAACAGGTTTATCATATCTAGAAAAATTACAATATATTCAAGATGAATATTTTGGTCAAAAAGGAGGAGCCCGTAGTAATATGCCATATAGACAAGGTGGTTTTAGACAGGTAGGTGCTAATGGAACTGTAACAAACCCAAATTCCGCACCAGAAGGTATATATCAAGCCATAGAAGTATTATTTAATAAAACAAAACCTCTTCTTTTTAATCAAAAAGCACTTGAATTATCAAGGAGATTCAAAGGTAGAAAATGGCAGTTATCTGATAGTTCTAACCCAGGAGATCAAAGTACTAGATGGATTAGATTATATAGTAACGAAAGTGATTGGTTAGTTGGTAAAAATTATTATGAGATGGCTAGAAGAAATTCTGTTGATGAAGAGCGAGCACTTAGTACTGGAGATATAACTTCTAAAGCTGTAACACTTGCTATGTTTAGAAGTTTTTTGTTTTTTATAAAAAATAAATATGAATCATTATTTGGAGGAAATAATAATAACTATAACAATGGAGAATGGGTAGGAGGGGCAACATCGATTCCACTTATACCTACATCTATTTCATCTAGTGAAGATATTCAAGTAATACAGGTATCTCAAACAGCAGGTAGAGATGAAACAATAAGAGAAAATATTGGTGGTATTGAAGTCTTAGGAACATATACATACCAATTAGAAATAATTGATAGTATTCCTGAAGTAGGAGGGGCAGAAACTAATTATCCTACTAATTTTACAAATTTTAAAGTTGAACCAATAAACGAATCGACAGAATTACTTAACTTTACATAAAAAACATAATAATTTAATATTTATAAATAAAATGAAGACATCAGCACTTAAAACAATAATAAAAGAAGCCGTTAAAGAGGCTATTCAAGAAGAATTGAAGGAAATTTTATTGGAAGCTGTTAAAACTCCAAAAGTTATAACTCAACCAACATATACACCTCCAATAGTAGAAAGTAATACACCAAAAGCTCCACAAACACCTACAATGACTGCAAATGCTAAAAGAACAGCATACGAAAATATATTAGGTGATACGGCAGCTAGTTTTAATAGTAGTAATGCCCAATCATTTAGACCACAAGCTGGTATGGATGTAGCAAATGGTACTTTACCCCCAGGAGAAGTTGACTTGAGTCAAATAGCAGGATTAATGAGTAATAAATAATAATGGCAAGAATAATACAGAGTCAATTCCCAATAGATCTTACCCCTAGTGTAGCGGTAGGATATGGTTTTCCTTTAGATGGGGATGCAGTATTTATTCCAACTTTTACAACAAGAGAACAATTAAAGGCTAATTTAGTTAATTATTTATTAACTAATAGGGGCGAAAGATTATTTAGACCAGATTTTGGGGGAGATTTAAGAAATTTATTATTTGAAGCAGTATTAGATTCAACAACAGATGCTTTACAGATAAGAATACAGAATGATATAAATTTATTTTTTCCTGAAATAGTAGTAAAGCAAATAGAATTTATAAATGAACCAGATAATAATCAAATTACTTTTAATTTAACATATCAAATAGAAAATTTTGGTATTGAAGATGAAATAAATATAGAATTAGAATAATGGCCCAATTAGATAGAGACATAAGATATACAGATAGAGATTTTAATACCATTAGAGATCAACTAATACAGTATTCAAAAACTTATTTTCCTAACACCTTTAATGATTTTACAGAAACATCTACAGGTATGTTATTTATTGAAATGGCTGCCTATGTAGGTGATGTAATGTCTTTTTATTTAGATAATCAAATTCAAGAAACTTTTATTCAAAAAGCAAGACAAACTCCTAATCTGTATGCTTTAGCATATTCTTTGGGTTATGTACCTAAAGTAACAACTGTTGCTACTACATTTGTTGATTATTATCAGCAAGTACCTTCGATTGTAAGCGCAAGTATTTATGTTCCAGATTATAGTTATGCATTATTAATTCCTGAAAATACATCAATAACAGCTAATAATGATTCTTCAACAAAGTTTCTAACAGAAGATGTTGTAGACTTTTCAGCTTCTAGTTCTTTAGACCCAACAGTTGTATCTGTTTATCAAATATCAAATGGTAATCCTTCTTATTATTTATTAAAAAAGACAAGAAAAGCTACTTCATCAGAAATAATAACAAAATCATTTACTTTTACTAACGCTAAAAAGTTCGATAGCGTAGACATAAATGATTCAAATATAATTGGAATATTAGATGTATTTGATACTAATGGAAATGAATGGTATGAAGTACCAAATCTAGCACAGGAAAATATTTATAATACTATTAGAAACACAAATACAAATGATCCTAATTTTATAAATGACCCAGAAGTTCCCTATTTATTAGAATTAAAAACAGTTCAAAGAAGATTTGCATCTCGTTTTATGGACTCAGGTTCACTACAATTACAATTTGGAGCTGGTAGTACTAGATCAACTACAGAAGAAATAATTCCAAATCCAGATAATGTAGGTTTAGGTTTACCATTTGAACAAAACAAATTAACAACAGCTTTTTCTCCTACAAATTTTGTATTTACTAATACTTATGGGATTGCTCCTTATAATACTACTTTAACAGTAAGATATTTAAAAGGAGGAGGAGCATCAGCGAATGTAGAAGCAGGAACTTTAACTGGAATAGATAATACTAATGTAACATTTGTTAATCAACCTATTATAACAACCCCACCAGTTACTGATGTTTTAGCTAATCAAATATTTAATTCTTTAACATCTAATAATCCTAAAGCAGCTGATGGGGGAATGGATGGAGATACTGTTGAAGAAATAAGACAAAATGCTTTAGGTAATTTTCAAAATCAATTAAGAGTAGTAACAACTCAAGATTATTTAGTTAGAGCATTATCTATGCCTTCTAAATTAGGTACTATAGCTAAAGCACATGCCCAACCACAAAAAATAGGAGATTATCAATCTGGTGAATTACCGTCAGTATTAGATTTATACATTTTATCTTACAATTCTAATAAACAATTAAGAACAGCATCTGTTACTTTAAAAAGAAATTTACAAACCTACTTATCAGAATATAGAATGATAAATGATTCTATTAATATAAAAGATGCTTATATTATTAATATTCAAGTTAATTTTGAAATAGTAGTTAACCCTAATTATAATAATAGTGAAGTACTAACTAATTGTATAGACTCATTGCAAAGTTATTTTGATATAGATAAATGGCAAATTAATGAACCTATTATAATGAAAGATATATTTGTAAGGTTAAGTAAAATAGAAGGAGTTCAAATTGTAAAAAATATAGTAATAAGTAATCTAACAGGAGAAAGTTTAGGATATAGTAATTTTGCTTATGATACTACATCTGCAACTATAGATGATGTTTTATATCCATCTTTAGACCCAATGGTATTTGAAGTAAAATATCCTAATCAAGATATTATAGGTAAAGTAGTAGCAATATAATTATATTAAGAAATGGCAAATAGAAAAATATTCCCTTTAAAAGATGCAACAATGTATACCTTCTCTCAAAGTAGAAATACTGGGTTAGATGAAATATTGGAAGCTACTACTATTATAGAAGAGGATTCTCCCCAAGTAAGTAGATATGTACTTAAATTTTCACAAGATGAAATTAATACTTGGGTTACTTCTAGTGTATCTGGATCAGTTACGGGTACTACAGCTGGTGTTATGGTACTTAATGATCCAAATTTAATAAGACCAGAATCATATCAAAGATTTGAAACTAAAGGATTATCATATCCTACAAGTTCAAGAAATAAATTTGATGCTATAGTAGAGCCATTATATTCAGGTAGTCAAAATCCAAATGAACCAATATATGCCGGTGGAAATGGAAAAGGTTTACAACTTTATTTAGTAACAGGAGCATCATATTTTAAACCAGGAGTTAGTTTAAGTGCATCAATCGCAACAAGTAATGCAGGTGGTCAACCTGCTGATGCTGGGTCTAATATGACAGCTCCAGACGGTAATTATGGCCCATTTGCATTTAATAGAGGTGCAAC